AACGTAATAAGAACCATCTTGTCCTTGCCATAAAGCTCCGTTTAAACCATCTCCGTAGCTATCATATATATTAAATACTAAATCTCCTTTAGGAATAGTAGCGTTTGTTATTACTGTAGCATAGTCAGGTTGAACATTATACCCACCACCAGTAGCATAAGTTACACCATTTGTATCTTTTATATCCCAAGACGTTTCACCTTGATATTGATCTAAATTAATAACAATTCTAACAGGTACACCTGGAGGGGGATTAGGCATACATTGAGGAACCATTCTATTATGTATTAAACCACTTGTAAATGTAGACACAGGATAATCAACCACAGTATCGCCGCATATAGTAACATAATACTCACCATTATTAATACCATCTCCATAACCATCAAATATAACAAACGATATGTTAGTAATACTATCAGCCATATAAACAGTATCTCTGTGCATTGTGTTTGGTGCGCTATAATGATAATAAGGTACGTAAGCAATAGTATCACCTTGATAAGCGTCTTTATATAATGTCCATTTAGTTTCACCTGGATAACTATCTGTTTTTATATGTATAACAACTTCTTTTTGCGCAAAAGTTATTACGGGTAATAAAAATAGTATTAATAATAATTTTTTCATTTTATTTTTTTTGTACAACATTTTTTAGTTTCTTTCTCGCAAGTTTGTTTTGAAGTTGAGCAACTAAACATACATAACAATAGTATAATTAATAACTGTTTCATTTATTTTTTCTTTTTCTTAGGTACGCAATTAGGTACTTTTCTACCACCTTTCTTTTTCATACCTATCATTTCATAACCTTTCCAACAAGGTCCTTTTTTACCTCTTTTCATTTTATATGCCATTATTTTTTATTTTAAATTAACATTTCCATCTTGCTCTAGCGGCTTTACCTCTTTCACCGGTCCAACCTTTTGATCTAGCGCAAAATGATTTTCTTCTTTTAGCATCTTTACTACCTGGTTTAACTTTACCAGTTACAGCTGTCTGTAATTTACTACCTGGATTTTTTCTTTTATAAGCAGCGACACCTTTAGCTGTCATACCAGCGCCTTCTTTTACTGTTCTAAAGTTTCTACCTTTACCTTTTGTGGTTTTTCTAGGCTCAGTTGATTTCCAGTTTCTTTTATTTTTTTTCTTTTTAGACTTAAAGTCAAATCCTTTTTTTGTTGGCATATATTATTTTTTAGAATGCATGTATGGTCTACGCCTACCGCAACTAGTAACTTTGTTGGGATTGTTACGCTGAATATATCCTCGTTTAGATTTTTTAAACATCTTATTTTGTCTAGCGCTTCCAGTCATATTAAAAATCACTCATCATTTGATTACTTATTTCTTCCTGTACCTCTTCTCTAGTTGCTATCATTTTAAAACTTAAATCAGCTTGAAATCTAGCAACCTCTTCTCCGTCTTTAAATATTATAATAGTTGGTACAACTGCTATTTTATATTTTGTTTGATCTGCTGTGTTTGAAGCTATATCTGAATAACTTATAGTTTTGCAATCTTCTAAATCCATAACCCAACCAACATCATTTGCGCTATTCCAACCAGCGTTAAATTGTTTTACCTCTATTTGGCTAAAAGCTTGCGATGCCATAAACACTAATATCATTATCAAAGCATACAAAACTTTTGACATATCTATTTTTTTCATTTAATTTAATTTATCTATTGTATAGTTTATCCTCTATTTTTTCAAGAGTACCCTTTATTTCTTCAACGTCTTTTTGTGTATCCATAATAGTATTACGAATCATTTGATCTTTCATTTGAAATTCCATACGTGTAACTTCATCTGGTGGAATTATCGGTAATTCTTTTGCTTCAGCAATATCTGCTTGAAGCATAAAATACATACTAATTAAGGTTGCCATTGCAAAACCTATACCTATTAGCGTTTTTATACTTAATTTAAACGCTGTTTCTTCATTTAATTCTTTTGTCATTTTAAAAAACTGTATAATTTAATCCTATTTTAAAATCGTACCATTCCCTGTTCCAGTACTTATTGTATTTTCCCTCTACAAAGTATCCTAAGTTTTTATTTTGTTTTATACCGTAAATTATTCCACCTGAATAATCATACCATTGCTCATCTTCTATAAAATTATGATATGAAAATTCACTACCATCATTATAATGCCAAGGCATAATATTACCCCAAACATGTAACCAATTCTTTTTAGTATATTTATAGTAATCAAAGCCAACAACTATAGAATGTTGTATAACTTTTTCTAATTCGTTTCTTTTTTTATCAACATAATTAGATAACACCTCTGGAATTACAACCGCTTCCCATACTTCAGGACTAGTTGCAACTAAAGTTCCATCTGGCGCAAAGTATTCACTGTTAGAGACGTCAATAGTGTACCCTTCTTGAATAGCTAGATAAGTATAATGTAAATTACCATTAGAAAGCATCCAATCGTCTAAAGGATCATAACCATAAGGCTCTGCTAATCTATGAGCAGCACCTATATTAAAAGATAAATCTCTAGTTTTTTTATACCTAAATCTTTCTGATGCCTCAAAATATTTTATATCAGCAAAACCATCTTCAAGATACTCTAATTTTAAAGCAAAAAAGTTTACACATAATGGATCTTCACAATCATCGTCAGAACTAAATCTAATAAAATGATGTTGGTCCATATAATCAATACCCTCTTGTCTTTTATAATCAACTTCAAATAAATATTCAACCCCTCTTACTTTACCAACGGTAGCTGCATCACTATAGTTAGATTCCGTGCCATCATAAAAAGACTTAGCTTTATTCTCATACCCAAACCTAGCTATCTTCCTTAAACCTATAGTAAAGTTATAATCATAAGGGGTTGATATAGTTTGTGTAGATAAACCATTATCTACGGAAAAAACATTTACATCAGACAAAGAAGTACCGCCGTTTACAGCGGCGTAAAATGTAGAAAACTTTAAAAGTTTTTTAACATCATCTATATTATAAGTTTGAGCTGTTAATATATTTGATATTAACAAAAACAATATTATTAGTCTTTTAATCATATTATGTAAAATTACTTGTTTTAATGAATATTTAATTAGAAATAAGTTATTCTTCTTTTTTTCTTCTTTTTCTTTTTTCCTTTAACTTTTTCTTTAATATTTTTTATTTTTTCGCTATCTCCAATACCAAGATTCCATTTACTCCAACCACTAAACATTAAAACCCTTTCAAGCGCGGTATGTTGATTGTTTAAAGACTCTCTTACGTTTTGAGTTTTATTATACAACCTATTTAAAGGAACGTTTGTTGTGGCTTCGATATAATTAGTAACAGCAGACCATTGGGGATTATCAATATCAAATGTTTCCATTTCATCTATAACTTTTTTATTATAGTTAAGAGTTTTTTCAGCATTAACTAATTTTCTAGCTTTAATACCAAGTGGAGGTGACACGTTTAGCATTTCCATTAACACAGCACTTTCATCTGGATTATACTTTTTGTCCCTTTGTTCATGCCATTTAATAGCCATGTTTTTTAAAGTAGCGATAGCAGAGCCCCAAACACCAGAACCTCTTAAAACAGAATCAATACTACCATTAATCATTCTTTCTTTTTTCTTTAAAAACTTTTCATCATCCTCGTCGTCATCAAACATAGCCATAAATAAAGCTGATTGTAAAGAATAAAATATTAAGTTTTGTATTGCGAAGTAATAAGCTATTCTTGATAAGTTAGACATGTCACTTTGTAATTGTGTTTGATTGCCAGGTGTTATTCTTCTATTTTTAATATCTAAAAATGCCTTTTTACCTAATCTATTAAACTGTGATGTTACATTTTGAAAAGCTAATATAACTTTACCAAGTGGAGAAGCTTGTTGTTGCGAAACCATATCAGGTCTTGCTGACTGCTGAGTAGCCTCTGCCAATATTTCAAAATCAACAAATGCTTTTGCTTCTGCTTCTTTTTTACTTAACCCTTCTTTTAAATAAGTATTAATTCTATTTCTTAAAAAAGTAGCACCACCGGTTGCAATTGCTATATTATCCCCAATTTGTGTTGGTAAAAATCCTAATTCTAATAATTTTTTTATAGTAGCTTGAATTGGATTTTTAGCATTTTTAACTGATGCCGCTAATTCAGCGCCATTAACATCTGTTTGTATACCTTTACGTCTTTGTTTCATAAAGTCAGAGTTAAATATAGTTGCCCAGTCGGTCCAATATTGTTCTTGATTAGAAAAAGCTTTAGCAGCAGCAAACATATTATTATCAGCAAAGTTTATAAAATTAACCATAGACATTTGCTGTAATACAGCCGACCTTATATTAAAAAACATTGTAGAAGCAACAGAACCGTTTAAATAATTTAAGAATTTGTTAACTAAAGCGTTTTGACCACTAGGTCTATTTCTACCAGTTCCAATTCTATATAACATATCTTTAATAGCACTAACAACATCCGCGCCATAAGCGGCTTCTATTTTATTTAAATTTTCTTGTGAAAATACTACATCAGCATTTTCATTAAATTCAGTAAAAAATTGCTCTCTTCCAACTCTACCAGTTGCATCATCTAAATCTATTCTTATATCTCCAGCTTCCCAACTTTCTGTAGGTGCAATATATTTATCTTGTTTAGATATTATATTTAAAGTTTCAGCGTATTGTTTTAACTCTTTATCGTTCATAACTAAGTTAACTAATTCTTGTTGATCTGTTTCGCTTAATCCAGGAATTTTATGGCCATGTTTATCCCATAAATATACTCTTATAGCATCTTGATATGTAAAGTCACCATCTGGAGTTTTCTTTATTAATTTCTTTTTAACATCTGTAAATTGTTTATTTAGTGATTTATAATCATTAGCTATAGATTGTTTAGCTGCATTTAATTCTCTATATGCTCTATTTAATGGTCTAATTAAAGTTTTTTCAAAGAAATCTCTATGAGCATTACCTTCTTTACCCTTACCTATAAAGTTATATAATAACCCTACAAAATCCTCATGTGATGGTGGTATAAAGAATCTAAATTTACCTTTACTTTCTCCACGTTTTCTAGCTTTAACAGCTGAAAATCTTTTTTTAGATTCAATACCTGTTACGTTTTCTAATATATCATTAAAATCTTTATTCATTGATTTGCTAAATTTAACTTTAGCTTGCTGAACTTTAGATTTAACATCGAATTGATCAAGCATGTTTTG